CCATTTTTAGTATTTGACTATATCAAATGTTATACTATTATCAAAATATTGAACACCACCATTTTGTTCAATTTTAAATTCTATTTTATATGTTCTATTAGCCTCCCAATTTGAAAGATTTAAGTTTATGTAGTTTCCATTTGAATCACAACTTACTTTTGAATAGTCCGAAAATGGTACTATTACATCATCCGATGAAAAATCTTTTATCTGATAATATGTTGTTTGGGGTAAGTATTTAACGCTATTATATGCGAATGTATTTGTAAATGTTTTTAATGGATATAACTCTTTAGCTAATATTCTTAATTTTGCAGTACTACCTAATTTATATTCTTTTTTTAGATTAGATATACTAACTTTAATATCTTCAGCAGTCAACGGATTTAATGAAGCGGTTACAAAAGTTTGGTCATCCCAACCAATACTAATTTTAGGTTGATATATAGTATGCGTTTCTTTACTAAAAAATTTAAGTATTCCATAATCTTCAGTATTGTTCTCTACTACATCTGAATGTCTTAATAAAAATCCATCGTTAGGTATAGAACCACTCATCCATGCTTTTAATATAGATTTAACATCCATATTAATATCAGCGGTTTGATAACTATATGATTGCGTACCACTCCAACCAGTCCACCAAGTTCCACCAGTTCCATTATTTGGATTGGCATCAGTTCCTAAATTTAGATTATTTTCTAACCATTCTTTTTTTGTATCACCCTCTCTATAATTCCAAGTTACACCAGCTGTTGATACATTATCAAAACGAGTTCCAATACCCATTTCCCAACTTCCAGAAAGTGGATTTGCATATATAGTATATTCTAATGGAATTTCTTCACTTTGAGTTTCTCTTAAAATTAAATTAGCAGAACCCAATCCAATCGTACCAGATGAAATTGATGAGGATAAAAACCCAACATCAAATTTAATTATACTTCTAGCTACATCTTTTATGTTACCATAATATACTTTACTAATTTCTAATATTTCATCAAGCCCAGTATTTTGATTGGGTTGTTGTAAATAAACCGATGCGTCTTTTGATGCTGTTAAAAAATATATCATTGTCTTACTCTACCTTTAATGTCCGAATCAGGATATTTAATTTCAAAAACCGATGGGTCTAATGATGGATACACTATCTTATCTTTAGTTGCCGAATCTATATTATATGAATTTGGAGAATATTTTCCCCCACATTTATTTGTAATTTTTAACATTGGTACTGATGAAACTCCTTCTACATTTGATACTAATAATTCAATTTCGCTTAAATTTATAGTTTGATTGAATGTCCAATTATCTATGCTAAAATAATCTTTTAGTTCTAATATACATTTTGCCAATACTTCACTTTTGTTGTAACCACCATAAACTATTATTTCAAAATCTATACCAATATTAATAACAAACCCATCATTTATATTTACACCATCAGTTAATATACGATATTCGTTTAAATATGTTTTAAGATTTTCTTTAACTGCTCTATTTAAATTTGTAAGGTTTGAATTTGAATCATATCCCAATAAATAAAGATTAATTGCAAATGGATTATTTTTTTCTTTTTGATTTGATTCTTTACCAATCAAAAATTTATTTATTTGTTCTTTAACGCTTGCTAATGTTGGTTCTTGTATATCGGGATTATTTACAAAACTCATAACCAAATCTGAAAATTCTTGTAAATGATTTGGAGATGATAATATTGATGATGGTGAATTATTATCCAAAGTACCATCCGCCGTTGCATAAGCTTTTGATATACCACCATATTTTGGAGGCATTGATAACACTCTAACCTGATAATCTTTTGCTGTTACTGCTCTGTTTTGTGCTCCAAAATTTGCTAACGCGTTTTGTCTAATTTCTTCAATAGTTTCGCCACTCCTACCACCAACCGCAGGTACTTCATTATCAACTGCTAATGAATTTTTAATAGTATTATATGCAATTAATTGTTGTGCAGTTAATGATGATGTATCATCTTCATATTGTACAGATGATATGGTTGTCAATTCACCCTGTCCTACATTTGAACTAACACCACCACCTACAAAATATTTTACAGTAATTGTAGTATTTGATGGTGATGTTCCATATGTTTTTGTTTTTAAGAAGTTTGTTGGGTCAAATGATTCTTCCAATCTACTAATAGAGTTTGGTAATCCCAATCCAACATTTTTTAAATTTGGAATCAATTGTTCATCGGATGCCGATGGGTCACCTGCTCCAAATTGAATAGTTGTTGTACTATCTTGATTTATTTTAGTAGTAAATCTTTTTGGTGTTTTTATTGTTTTAAGAATGTATGGTACTGTTGTTTTAAATTGATATAAATCATTATCATTTGTTTCTGTATTTGGATTATCAACAAAAACCATTTCTTGCCCTAAATATGGAACTTCGTAATATTTGTTGTTATTTGAATCCCTAACATCATATATTTGTATAATATCAGTATCAGGCAAATCTATTTTTTGGAATGGTTGATATGACCCAAATGTATAGTTTGTTTCTTTTTGAATAGCAGATATTGCTTGTACATATTTTTTAACTAAATAAAAAATAGGTTCACCGGTGGATGCATCTCTTTGATATATTGTTATTTCTCTGTTGTTTGAATCATTAAAATCAACTACATCCGTTGTTCTAAATTGTATAGAATTATTTTTAGATTCAATAATCATACCTTCTTTGATTCTTAAATAATAGTTTGAATCAGGTATATTATTTGTACCACTACCAATAGATGGTACTAATTGATAAACAGAAATAGTTGTTATAGCAGGTGAGGTTACTTTTGGTTTATATCCTAAAAATTGAGCTAATGCTATTACACTTTGAATATCTTCCGCATATGGCATTAATGATTCTTTCAAAGTATCATCAATATAATATGATAGTGAATCACCTATATACGATGCCATTTCAATAAACATCATACCAGGAGATGATTCATTAAAATCTGAATATGTTTTTGGAAAATAAGTTTTAGCAAACTCTATTAAATTTGCTCTAAAGGCAGTAAAATCTTTATTAAGATATTTTATATCTTTACCTTTATTTTTAAAGTTTTTATTTATAGTGTTTATTGCCATATCAATTATCCTTGTACTGTAAATGATGTTATTTTATAATCATTAGTATTTTTTAGTTTAAACCTTATAGAAACGTAAACTGCATTCAAATCCTTTAACTGATTGGTTTGTTCTACTATAATATCATCAATATCTACATATGGAATCCAAGCTGCTATTGTATTTACTATATCATCTTCAACATCAGATGCCATTTCTTCATTATTAAAATCAAATAATAATTTGTGTAAATTACTTCCAAATTCAGGTTGTAATACCCTTTCTCCTTTTCTTGTTAATAATAAATTTTTTATATTTGATTCAACTTGTTCTATTACTGTAAGTGATTGGTTAAATGCCGTCTTTCCAATTTGTATAGGTAGTGTAATACCAAATGCATAGTCTTGATATAATTTTGTATCCTGTACAAGAGTTCTACCTATTATTACTGCCATTATTTTTTATTAAATCTTTTTACCAATTCTGAATAATCTCTATTCAATGCTTTGTCCAATTCAGGTACTCCAGTTTGAACACCCAATCCACTTGGTTGAGGTCCTCTAGCCAAATCACCATATCCCATTTTTTCCGCAATCGCAGTTTTACCTACAATAGAACCCATATCTCCTTGTCCAAAATTCATTGTTCTAAAACCACCATCGTTACTCACAGGAGCCATTGCTGTTTCATTTAGAATTTGATTAATCATTGGGTTTTTACTAAATTGTTTAGTTGGTACTACTTTAGTTTCAATTGATTCTTTAATAGTATCATCTCCCAATATTGCTTTAGCCATAGAAAACCCTTCACTTTCTTTTTTAGGTTGTGGTTTCGTATTTCCTTCTGCTAAAACTCTTTTCATTTCAGCTTTCACTCCTTCTTTAATCAAAGCAGGGAGTTGTTGTTTTAACTCCTCTTTGATAAGAATTTGAATAGCTTTTAATAATTTATCCGTATTCATTTGATTATCTTTCGTTGTTGTTAATATA